AAAAAAAATGAAACGCTTCCATAGCTTCTAATCGATTCCAAACATGCCATTCGACGAACCCTGCCAGCTCAGCAGCCCATATAAAAGCGTACTAACTGACTAACCGCATTTCATAAATAATACTATGGAAACGCAGAAGTCAGTTAGAATTCAACACAAATGGATCTATGCAACATACAATGACAGCAAGGAATGCATTGAAGGACCAGCCATGTTATTAGACACATTAGCCGAGCAGCTAAAGAGATGGAAACCTTATTATGCAGTGGCATGCGAGGAAAGAGCACCCACTACAGGAATGAGACATTTTCATGCATTGATATTATGCAGAGAACAAGTAAGAGCAAGAAGTACAGAAGTATTGGAAGTGAAAGGTATCAAACCACATTTGGAGAAAGTAAACAATAACTTGAGAAGAGTAATAGAATACATTAAGAAGGACGGAACAGTGGCAGAGCTAAACAAAGATATGTGCCCTATTAAAATGGAGAAGCAAACAAAAGAGGAAAAGAATAGACTGTTATTATCAGGAAACTTGGAACAGGAGTTCATTAAAGGAACGATAGGAGCTGTAGACGTGATAAGAGGATTCAAGATAAGATCATTATTCCAACAGTATTCAAAACCAGATGATTATAAGAGAAGATTAATCTTATGGTTTAAAGGGCCAACCGGAGAAGGCAAAACAAAAACTGCCATTGAAATCGCCAAAGAGTGGAACTTAAAGTACTGGATCAGCAATACCGACCTACGATGGTTTGATGGATACGACAATCAAGAAATTGCAGTGATAGATGACTTTAGGAAAAGCATGTTAACAGACTGGAATTTCCTTCTTAGATTGTTAGACGGATACAATCTATTGGTACCAATTAAGGGAGCACATGTAAAGTGGGATCCAAGAATAATCATAGTTACAACGCCAGCTACACCAGAAGAGGCGTTCCAATGGATAACAAGAGATGGACAAATACAGGAGTGGGATCGCCAAGAACAGCTAACAAGAAGACTCACGTTCGAAGATGAACTACAAGTGTATGACTTTCCATTGTGGGAAGACGAGAAGCAAAGATTGGTAAGAACAATTGAGAAGTTCCTGAAAGAAGAGAAGATCATACAAGAAGAACAAGCAGTAATCGAAGAAGAATTGAGCATGTCGCCGATTTTACCAGAGCCCTCCCAAATCGACGAAGCTTAAAAGCTAATTTACTTTTTGATGCCACTATTCTTTTACCGCCGTTACAAACCGGCTAAAATCTCATCGTTTCACAAGTGACAACGAAAAAGCTTCGTCGCCACCCTAAATGTAAGGCTGACGAAACATTTTTTAATTCAATTTTTAAAAGAAAAAGTTTTATCAAAAAGAAAATAAGAAAGAGAACAAATCAAGAGAAAGAAGTTCAATTAAGCAATTATGGAGGAGACACCTTCGACACCGGTTTCTGATGGTACTATACCTACGTATGAAGTCTTCGAGACCAAAGGCCTCTCTTCCTTCCACTTCGTATAGAATGTTACATCAAAATAACCATAACCAGTTAAAAATGGAGCTGATGTATCAAGACGTGAAGACAATTCGAATTTTGCAACTGAATTTTCGCCTGCTGGTGTAAAGAACCTAGTAGTGTTAAATAGTTGATGTTGATTTTTAGCATCCATGTATTCGGCGTAATTTGGAACGTATCTATCAGACGTAGTAAAACAATACCAGAACATAACAGGATTGAAGAAGTTATCATCATCAGAGAGTGCTGCCCATCTTTGGTAGTATTTATCTTGAGGATCATGAGCATACTTAACTGAATAAGCATCTTGGGGAATATCCAATAGTTTTGAAGTTAAAGAATGAGTAAATTCTCTATACCCAAGATGCTTAAGTCCTTTTTGTAATTGTTCAATTTCATTTGTTGGTTGAGTGACAAGTTCTGTAGCTTCTTGAATAACGTTAGCACCAGCTTCCTTAGATACTTCACTACTAGATACCATTGGCCTTACAAAGAAGGAGAATGGCTTTGACATATCATATATTTTATGCAGTTTGGAATCTCTTTCAATACATGGCATCATTGTTTTCATGTCAAAAAATGGAGCAGCTTTCAATCGTCCTTTTTGATTGTCATTAATACCATGAGATACAGCATAAGATGTAACATTATTATGTTCTCCTGTTTTATTAATGTAAGGTAAAGTCCAATTTTGTGAACTTTCAATCTGTTTTCCAAAATAAACATGCATATACAAAGTTTGAGTTGACACAGGAGTAAATTCTTTAGCACGAACTGTACGTTCCATTGTGTTGTGTTTTAAATAAAGACCTTGTGTAGTACCTGAATTCATAAAAGAATCAATTTTTTTTCCTGCATCAAGTGAGTATGCTTGATAAGTTTCATCATGCATTCCTGGAGAGATAGACATTGAAGATTGAACAACTGTAGTAGATGGTTTCGCCAATGGATGCCAAGAAACTTTGATACCAACGTATTTAAACTTTTTGTAAAGTGCTGCATATAATTGCATCTTACTACCACAAGTAACAGGAGATAATATCGGATTAAAAGCATACAAACAAGGATAATATGAATCAGAAGAACTTCCCATAACATATGGAGAAGAAGCATTAAAGTGTTCTTCAGGTAATATAGCACCATATCTAGACCAATAAAAAGCAAATTGATTTTTAAAGGCAGTACGTATCTGATCAGGAAAGTTAGTATACATATTGGGAGTACCTCCTCCAATAACCATTGCAGTAAGTCTAGCAATATCATAAAAAGGTAGTTCAGCAAACTCGGACATCGTAAGGTGTTTAATTTTATTCTTAACACCTTTTCCTGCAGTATACTTATACTGCCTCTTAGCTCGTTTGATCTTTCTCGACTTGGAGTAGTTTTTAGCAGCTCTCCTAAGCCTGAAGTAGCTCTTAGCCTTCGCACGCGTTCCAGTACGATATCGACGAAATCGCGTAATTTTACGCGATCTTTTTCGAACTGTTCTCTTTCTTGATGCGTATCGCTTTGGCATTGATAATTATGAAGGAGACGGTTTTGCGATACGATTGAAATAGAAATTTATTTTTCACAG